ACTGGTGCCGCACGGTGGTCGACACCATCAACGACCGCCAGCAGGTCCGCGCGCTCATCCTGCCCGGCGAGGAGACCGCAGACCCGATTCTGCGGGCCATCTGGGACGGGAACGACCTTTCCGCCCATCTGGCGATGTTCAACCGCGACCGGATGATCTTCGGTCGTGCGTTCATGTCGGTCGGCGCGAACGAGGACAACCCGGAAATCCCGTACGTCCGCGTGGAGTCGCCGCAGGAGATGGTCGCTCGCATCGACTACCGCACCGAGGTCGTCACCGCCGCTGCACGCTTCTACGGCGCGACGGAGAACAGTTCCGGTCCAACCAAGGTCACGCTGTACCTGCCGAACGAGACGGTCTGGGTCGAGCGGAACCTTGCCGATGGTCGCTGGTACGAGGTCGACCGCGATGTCCACAAACTCGGTGTCGTGCCGGTCGTCATGCACCTGAACCGGCGCCTCTCTGGCGGCTGGACCGGCGAGTCGCAGATGACCGACATCATCCCGCTCGTCGACTCCGCAGCCCGGTCGCTGACCAACCTGCAGTTCGCCCAGGAAGCCCATGGCATCCCGCGCATGTTCATGACTGGTGTCGCCAAGGGTGACTTCATCGACGCTGACGGCAAGCCCATCCCGCAGTTCGAGGCGTACTTCGACGCCATCCACACCATCACCAACCCGCAGGGCAAGGTCGGCCAGCTCGACGCCGCCGACCTCAAGAACTTCGAGACCTCGCTCAACATCTACGGGTCGCAGGCGTCGGTCGCTACCGGCTTCCCCCTGCGTAAGTTCGGCATCTCCTCGGTCAACCCTCCGACCGAGGGCTCGATCAAGGCCGAAGAGGCCGACATGGTCCGCGGGATCGAGGCGCAAAACACCGAGGTTGGCATGACCCTCGGCTGGGTTGGCGCCCTGGCGTACCGCTTCGCGACCGGCAAGATTGTGGACGGGAACCGGGTCCAGGCTGACTGGTTCGATCCGGCGACCCCGACTGTTTCGCAGCGTGAAGATGCGCTCGCGAAGCGCCGCGCAGCTGGCGTCCTGTCTCGCGAGGGCTACTGGGACGAACTCGGCTGGTCCGAGGCGCGCAAGGCCAAGGAGCGCGCGTACTTCGAGGCTGAAGCGATGGACCCGCTGACCCGCGCCCTGGCTGCCGAGGTGGAGCGGAATGCCTCCGCAGCTCCAGTCGGCGCGTAGCAACTACCTCTGGTCTTCGGCGCTCGCTGAACGTGCCGTTAGGCAGGCTCACAAGGCCGAGTCTGCGGGCAGCAATGCGGTCGCTGGCGTCATCGTGGCCCACCAGGCAACCGCGGCCTTCCATGCGCCGTCAGCGGTCTCCCAGATGCTCGCCGAACAGGGCGTCGAGGAAGCCGCTCAGGCGCTCCTGAACTCCTCAGCCTTCACAACCCAGGTCTCGACGCTCGAGGCGATGCTTGACGCCGTCACGGTCCAGTTCGAGTTCGACCGCCTGGTGCAGTCGATGGTGCAGGATGCGGCTCGTTCCGCCGAGCAGGTTGCGACCGCCGTCACGCCCAAGGTTGGGTTCGTCCGGTTCCTCTCGCCACCGTCTTGTTCTCGTTGCGCGGTGCTGGCTGGCCGGGTCTACCGGTACTCCCAAGGCTTCCTTCGACACCCCGGCTGCGACTGCACGATGGTGCCGACATCACTAGCGAACCCGGCGTACGTCCACGACCCTGTCGACCTGATGCGACAGGGCCTGGTGACGGGGCTCAGCAAGGCCGACCGGAAAGCCATCGGCGATGGCGCGAACTTCGGCCAGGTGGTCAACGTCCGCAGCCGAACCGCCGGACTGGCGACGCCGGGCCGCGTTCTCGAACGCGCAGGCCGGCCCACTCCCGAGGCCATCTACGCCGCGGCCACTTCACGCGACGACGCCGTGCAGCGACTCATCGCCGCCGGCTACGTCCGCTAAATCTTCCTGACGACGCGAGGTCGTCGGGGCTACTCCGCGATGGAGGCACCAATGTCCGACACCACCACTGACGCCACTGCCACGGCAGCGACAACCGATGCGAGCACGGCTGCAACGCAGAGCGATTCTGCCGACAAGCCACTCGGCGAGAACGGCGAGAAGGCACTCAAGGCCGAGCGTGAAGCGCGCACGGCTGCCGAGAAGGCCAGCGCCGCTCTGCAGAAGCAGCTCGACGACATCAACGCCGCGAACCTGACCGAGCTTGAACGGGCTCAGAAGGACGCCAAGGACGCTCAGGAAGCCGCCTCTCGGGCGACGACCGAGGCCCTGCGGCTTCGTATCGCCACCAAGCACGGCATCAGCGAAGAGGATGCAGACCTATTCCTCACCGGCTCCGACGCGGAGACCGTCGAGCGATAGGCCGCAGCCCTCGCAGTTCGGACATCGACCAGCCCCAAGCCCGACCTCAGTCAGGGCTCGAAGGGCGAGCCCGTCGTGGGCGACCGCGCGCAGCAGTTCGCTGCGTGGCTCAAGACCTCGTAACTCCACCCGGAGTCACTAACCCCTGAAAGGGAAGCCAATGGCTGTCCAGCTCAGTTCCACCAACAGCAACCTCCTGCCCCCGGAGATCACCGGGCCCATCTTCGCCAAGGCGTCGGAGGAGTCCGCCGTCATGTCGCTCGCGCGACGGGTGCCGCTCTCCGTGAGCGCCCAGACCGCCATCCCCGTCCCGATGGACGTTCCGGTTGCCGGTTGGGTCGCCGAGGGCGCGCACAAGCCTGTGTCCGAGGTCGGTGTCGGCGTCAAGCTGATGACCGGCAAGAAGGTCGCGCTCCTCGTGCCCGTCTCCGACGAGGTCGTCATGACCAACCCCGGTGGCCTGCTCGACCAGCTCGAGGCTGACCTCCCCACGGCTATCGCTCGCGCGTTCGACCAGGCGGCCATCACCGGCCGCGACGGTCGTACGGGCGGCGCTGGTCCGTTCGCTGAGTACCTGTCACAGACCCCGAACTCGGTCGCCCTGGGCACCGCGTCGCAGTCCACTGGTGGGCTGTACGCCGACATTGTCAACGGCGCCGGCAAGGTCGTCGACAAGAACTTCGACTTCACCGGCATCGCTGCTGACCCGCGGTTCAAGATCGACACGATGCTGCAGACCGACACGCAGGGTCGTCCGCTGTTCAACGACGCGAACGCTGCGGGCGGGATCGGCGGAACCCTCGCGGGCTTCCCGACCTCGTTCGGCAAGGGCGTCTCGGGCAAGTACTGGCGCTCGGGCGACACCGTCCAGGTGGTGACCATCAATGGCACCCCGACTGGCGGCACGTTCGTCCTGTCTTCGGGTGGCAACAACACCACGCAGGCGTACAACGCGGCTGCGGCAACCATCCAGACCGCGGTCCGCGCCTGGGGCAGCATCTACTCCGGCGTCACCGTGGCCGGCTCCGCGGGTGGTCCGTACACCATCACGTTCCCGACGACCGGTTCGGTGGCTCCCGCCGCTGCGCCGTTCACCGTGGACCAGCGCCTCCTCACGGGCGGCACTGCCGCAACGGCCAACGCGACCATCGCCACCAGCGGTACCGCGTCCGGCACCGACTCGCTGCTCCGCGGCATCGGTGGCGACTGGTCGCAGGCGGCCTGGGGTCAGGGCATGCAGCTCACCGTGAAGCGGTCGAACGAGGCCAACTACTTCGACGGGACCAACTGGCACTCGGCGTTCGCCGAGAACCTGACCCTGTTCCTGGTTGAGGCGTACTACGGCTTCGTGGTCGGCGACAAGAACGCGTTCGTGGCCTACACCAAGGGCACCGCCCCGTTCTGAGTCCTGACCCCTGAAGGACTGAACGACAACTCCAAAGCAGAGAGGCGGTGCGGCCATGACCTACGCCAGCGTCAGCGACGTCGAAGTAGAACTCGGTCGCACCGTCAACTCTCCTGCCGAGGAGGCGCAATGGGCGGCTTGGCTCGAAAGGGTCGAGCGGTCCATTGTTCGCCGGTTCATACGGGCGGGCCTGGTCCTCGCGGATCAGGTCACGCTCGGCGACCCGACAGTGGATGACGTCAAGGACGTCGAGGTCGCGGCGATCATCCGCAAGATCACCAACCCGACCGGCGTCAGCTCGGTAACCCGGTCGGTGGACGACGCTTCGGTGACGACTCGCCGCGAGGGTACGTCTGACACGGGCCTGGATCTCTCGGATACCGAATGGGACCTACTCCTCCCCTTCGGTGAGAGTGCGGCGTTCAGCACACGTCCAGGTTTCGAGCCTGACTTCCCGGTCGCGCACCCCGAGTGGTCGCAGTACCCGCAGGGTTGGCCGTGGATCTGACGGCTGCAGGGTTCGGCGCGACGATTGCAGAGGGTCTTCCCGAGATGCGTTCGATGGCTGAGTCCCTGATGACTCTCACCCTCACCGCCTACTCCCCCAACGGCTTCACGGTGGACGCGGACGGTTTCGAGGTCCCGGCGTACACGAACGAGGGAACGACTCCAGGCAAGGTCCAGGGTGGTTCGCAGTCTGGCAAGGACACGCAGACCCGGTACGTGCGCGTGGGTGATGTTGAGCGCCCAGTTCTTGAGGGCGGTCTGCACATTCCACTGTCGGCGCCGATCCCAGTTCCGAGTCAGCAGATCACCCAGGGATGGCAGTACGAAGTTTCGGCAGTCAACGGGCTCGCGGATTTGTCGTTGCTCGGTCGCCGATTCCTGGTGGTCGAGGTCCCGGCTAAGTCGTTCGCTACTGCGCGCCGGCTCAACGTCGTAGAAATCTGAGGAGGCTCCGTGGCTTCGATCCGCGTCACCCAGAGCCTCGGAGATTTGTCCGCCGACCTGCAGCGCATCGCTACCGAAGTACGCCCTCGGATGCGTGGTGTCGTTCGCGATGGCCTCAAGGTCGGATCCACGATCGCGAAGGCCAACGCCAAGCGGACTGCTGGCAAGCACGGCAAGCGATACCCGTCCTCGATCACGTCGGAGATGGGCTCAAGCCTTGGGCTGTTCGGCAACACGATCAGTGGAGAGTACGGGCCTGACTCGTCTCGCCCGCAAGGTGGCATGAGCTTTGAGTTCGGCTCAAGAAATCAACCTGCCCATCTAGATTTGGCCAGGTCGGCAGACGTAGTTGGACCCGCCTTCTTGCGATCCGTAGACGATGAGATCGGCGACATCTTCGATGGCGCGGGCTTCTAGCCCCAACTTGCAATAGAATGGTGAGAGCCGAACGGCGGTAACCGTCCGGCTCTCTGCACACCCCCTGACGCAACAGGAGATGCACATGGGTAAGCCTATTCCCTGCTCGATCGAAGGCTGCGACCTGCCTCGCGATTCTCGCGGATGGTGTCGAGCGCACTACCTAAGGTGGTGGCGAACTGGTGATCCCGGGCCTGCGATTCTGCCCCGCTATGGATTGATTCCAGTCTGCACCGCCGAAGGGTGCGACCGCGAGCACCGCACCAAGGGCTTCTGCGATATGCACTACCGCCGCTGGCGGCGGGGAGTTCCTACGGACTCACTTCGCTTCCTGAAGATTCCGGCCCAGCAAGTAAAAGACAGTTACGCAGGCGCCCACCGATTGATAACGCGTGAGCGTGGACGAGCCGCGGAACACATGTGCTCCTGCGGCGCGCACGCCGCCCAGTGGGCATATCAATACAACGATCCCGAGCAGCGGCGATCAGCGATCGGGCACCCGTACTCAATGAATCCCGATTGCTACGCCCCCATGTGTTTGTCGTGTCACAACAAGCTCGACTACGACCTTGATGAACAAGTTCGGCGGATGCGCTCGGCCCTGATGAAGACCTGACGAAACAAATAGTGGGGGGCGGTGGGTATGACCGCACAGGCGAACGCTGATGCGATCCTTGCCGCTCTCAACACTGCCCTGTCGCCGCGCAAGGCGTACGACCTGGACAAGGTCCCGCCAACTCGTCCGCCGCAGTATGTCGAGGTCACGCTCTCTCGCCGCTTCGGTGGCACGCAGCGGCTCTCCTCGCAGATCGCGACTGGCGGCTATCGGCTGACAGTCCGCGCGGTTTCGCAGACCACGATCTCGAGCGTCCGTGGCGACCTCGAGAAGTGCCGTGCCGCTCTGGAGTTCAAGCGACTCGACGTTGGCGGCTTCACAACCACCCCGATCCAGTTCGAGACCGAAGATCCCGCAGCATCCGATGAGGGCTGGTTCTCCGGGCTCCTCGTCTTCACCTT